AAAGTCGCTCATATCGATTCGACCGTACACAAGTGCGGTATCACCATTTGCATCTACATCAAATTGAAGTCGGTCTCTTAGAATTAGGTCTCGGTTTGCTTTCGCCATGATGGGATGTCCCATCTTACAGTTCTTATACTATCCTTTTCCTCACCACCCTTGGGCTATTCCGGGTTTTGGGGTAGAATAGGTACGGAGTACCCCATTCTATCCCTTCTTGGTCCTCTTTCACAGTTAGTTAGTTAAGTAGGGACCGCTTCGGGTTGAATATGGACCCGATCCACTACGAGAAAATCGCCGACAAATTGATGCAATTTAGGGGTAAAATCCCCAAAAATGAAACACTTCATGATCATCAAGCGCGAATGCTATGCGATGAAGTCAAAATTAAGATCGATTCAATGCTAATGTTGATCGATGAATATGCCAAACTAGATGATGCAGGGTGGATTCGCTGATGGTACAATTCTCGGAAGACCATTTTGCTTGGGCAAACGCTCGCCTCATTTGTTGGGAATGCAACGAAACGACTTGGAAGTCGGGCGAAAGGATGCACACACGCATGCACACGGGCCAAGCAGGCTACAATTTGGCTAGATGGTGGACTTGCAGGGGGTGTTGGGAATGAAGATGAATAAAACTTTCGGTCTTGATGTTGATCTTATTCACCAACTCCGCAAGCGCCGCAACCAATCAAAAACAATTTGCCAGGCGTTGAGGATTTACTTGGCCGATGACCAATGGGACAGACAAAAAGCAATGATTGAAGATTTGCCACTGAGGACAATGTTGAGGGCTGTCATGCGACATCCCAACGCGAGTAAAACCCTTAAGGCGGTCATCGATGCAGAAATGAAACAGGAGTTTGATTGATATGGCGCGCATCCCAGTACCGTATGTTGAATTATCCGAGTTGTTTCGTATACAATACAACTTGAACCAACCGGATGGCTTTGGTTTTGCATTAAGCACTGCGAGAGTTTACAATCGGATCGATGGGAAGTTTATCCCAATCGGATGGAGTGTGGAGCCGCGAAGGGAACGTCATCGAAAAGAATACCCGTTATTGGTCTTCCTAGATAGAGAAGTGGCAGAAATTTTTAGATAAATACGGAACTAATGTATACAAACTAGTTTGCAGGGAAGTTTGTATACAATGCAACTTAAAGCAAAGTCGCAATTTGAGGAAACTGCAAGATCACAATTAGGTACAGCAGCCGTTCACACCATACAATACGTTCGTTTTGTTCTTTGTCGATTGGTGCAACCGGATCGAGCGCCATCAATCTCATCTCAAAACATCAAGGTATTGCCATTGTCTGCCAATTTGCGTGGAGGCTGTTGAGGACGGATGGGTCCGGAAACAAGGCCGGGGTTCAAATCGAACCGCACCCAGTCTGGGATGTCGCCTTTGACCGCATCAAAAGCACCAAACGCAGTATCAAACGGTTGCATTGTACGGCCTCTTGAAAGATATCCTCGCACATTGCCTGTGCTTAGCATCTTTTCACTGTCGGTCGATGAGTATGGGAGAAAGAAGTCTGCTAATGCGTTACCGCGCAACATGCGTTCGGGGCGCATTCCGCCATATTTCCACATTGGGAAAATTTGCCCAACATTTCCCGATGGGGGAATTGTTCGTCCTTGGCTCATCAAATTAATACCTTGGGCAATTGATCGTTCGCGAAGAACACCAAGGCCGTATGAAACCAAACTTGCTTTTTTGTTCTCGCATGCCACATAAAACGAGAACGCTAGGTTAGTTACTGATGCTGCCGGAGTTCCATGAACTAACCCTGTGACATAGAGCGCAGGCGTGTAAAACGAGAAAGTTGGCTGCGCCCCTAAGAATTGATTGGGGAAATCAGTAAATGTTCCGTACTTTGTTAGATCGTAACTAGTCCATATTGACTTCATTAACACTTTGTCATCGCCTGCCATTGGACCGCGACTGTCGCGCAATGGAGTTAACTTCATGGTTGAATAAATGACTGGATATGGTGTAACAAACCATTCGATGATGAGGTTATCGCTGTCGGTTTCCGGTATGGCGTCTTGAAACATGTCCATTTGGAAGATTTGATGCCTAGCACCCGATTGGAGGTTAATGCGCTTTTGGACAATGCCAAGGCCGTTAGCATCGAGGGACACACTGGTTTCAATTGTTTCTCGAATTTCAGTTACTGCCATTATTTCATCTCCTTTTTAGCCGCCGCATGAGCAGCACGGACGCAACGTTTGAATCCGTCCTTCTTCCATTTGCCACTCTTTAATTTGTATTTAGGAGCGAGTTTCTTGAAGTGTCGACCATAAGCCTTCGATCTCTTGGATGACTTTCGCTTGCGCTTCTTTGGCATGAGTTTTGATTCATCACCTAATACTTCCATTCGTTCTGTGGCCGCCATTGCATCAGTTGGCATCACTTGTGTTAGGACTTCACCTTCTTTGATGTATATCACAAATGAAGGTTGACCATTAAGCAAGTATGCTTGATAGGCAGGGATGGCAATCATGTCAACAGGAAAAACCGTTTCTTGATCGCCTAGGATAAAACCTCCAATGCCACCCAAGAGACCACCAGCCAAAGTACCAGCAACTGGAACAGCGGAACCAATTCTAGCACCGATTTTAGAATACTTGTAAGCATTCATTGAACGCTCTAGCAGCCGTTCGGGGTTGTCAAGTTCATCTCGTGGGTCCGTAGTGTAGAACTTACCGTCTTTGTCGTATGGCACTAAGGCCACCTCACAAATCCTGTGCTTGGGTTAGCATTTCGGTCATGTCGGCTTCATTGAGTTTGATAGGCTCTCCAATGACCATGATGTCAATCTCAAGCGTAGTGTTTGAGAATTGAGTGATATCATTTGCACACACACCGACCAACAGATCGGAGACCACATTGTATCCATCCGGGTGAAGATCTGGAGTTCCAAAGAGAACCCATTGGTTGGCAAAGGATTCATCTGCAGCACCGGCGTTATCGCGGACTGTTGTTAGTTCAAACACCGAAATAACATCGGGGGAAGCGATGCCCACGTCATAGGCATTCTCGTATGCAGTAGTGGTGGTGAACAGTTTCAATGAACCGAATGTTTCACTGGCTAAGGCCATAAGTGGATTAAAAACGCCAGTGACGCCAGCAACTGATGGATCACGGATTTGATATCGGACTTCTTTCACTGCAAATCCTTCTCTTTTCACGACATTAACAAAGTCGCTCATATCGATTCGACCGTACACAAGTGCGGTATCACCATTTGCATCTACATCAAATTGAAGTCGGTCTCTTAGAATTAGGTCTCGGTTTGCTTTCGCCATGATGGGATGTCCCAT